AATCTCTCAGGTCTGCCATCATTATTAAATTCTTCATCTGTATAACGCCCAAAATAATCGTCAAAGAAATCATCAACTGTATCGTAATACTCGTCAAATTCCTCACAGTAAAGCATTGTATCTATATCTTTTTCATCAACAGCTACTGCATTTGCTACTTTCTCATTCCACTTCTTTATTCTCTCTTCTTCGTCAGCTTTCTTCTGTCCTTCACAGTCACAATACATATACGCCTGATTCTTATAAGGATGTCCACAATAAGGACACAATCTCTGTACACCATTAAAACAACTATGGCAGAATGAAAGTGATTGATGCTTGTATGGAAAATGATATTTTCTGCCAACTTCGGATGTGTCACCTTTAATTCCATAAGCATTATCTTCAATTCTCATTCCAAGACCATTGCAGACAGGACAAATTCTTTCATGTTCTGTAAGATCCTTGATTAGAATTTTAGGGAACGATTTTTGAATTGCCTCATAAAGATTTACTTCTTCTCTGTGTGTTAAATTATCCATTTATTCCACCTGCTTTCACTATCTCAATCGCCTTTTCAAGAGGAATAAGATAATTATTGTTGTTGCCACTTCCATACAGTTTTACAGAGGAGTCCGTTTTCAACTGTTCTACAACCTTATCTACATCATAAGCTGTTGGTTGTCTTCGTACTAATTCGCACCACAAATCTACAAGTGAATCTATACAATTTTTTCTTATAAACTTTTCAAATACATCTGCATAAATTAATCTCATTTTATTTCTCCTATTTGCAATCTTCTGGATGTTCTTTATAGTCATCTACTACACTGTTCATATAACTAAAATAATCTCTTACAGTATCACTACTATCAGAAAATCCACTTGTCACTTCGTATCCATTATCAAACACAGCAAAGGTTAAGAACTCTGAACCACCTCGTTCTACTTCTATGTCACAACCTCTATATTTACCTTTCATAGTGTTATTCTCCAATCCATTGTGCGATTTTTTCATCAATATATTTACTGTAATCTACTCCTGGAAATCTTGTACCCTTGCATACAAATGGACATAATTTGTTATTATCTTTCTTCATTATATGAAATGTGACATCCATATTCGTTGGTTCAAGATTACAGTGTGTTGTCACTCCATATTTTCTCTGTACTTTTGATGTATATGGACATTCATAACAATGCATAACTACCTCCTAATCGTACTCATAATCATCAAGTTCCACTTCCTCACCACATTCAGGACAATCACACCAAGCACCATCTCCCCAATAATCAGTATCGAAATCGACTTCTTCAAAATTCACTTCGACTTCTTCATGGCAAAATGGACACTCAAATGTGATATAAGAAGGTCTACTTATGATTGTGTAATTTACTCCATTGTTCATAAAATTATTCTCCACTATTTAAAAATAATCTAACTGGAAATTCATCTATATCGCCATCTTTATAAGACTGTTCTTCACCAACCCAAACAATTTCGATATTATTAGGATTAGTATTTGACCTACCAATAAAATATGCCTTTTTACCTTTTTTATAAAATGTTGTATTCTCAATAAGTTCTACAATATCTCCCCTTTTCATTTCTGCCTCCGTTTCAAAATCTTCACAAGAAAGAAAAATTTCATTCTACTTTTGAGATTCTAAAAGCCTTATTTTACAAGGCTTTCATGACCTCTAATTATTTATTATCTGTTAGAACAACGCACAGCCGTCTCTTTTGAATGATTCAACATACATATTCCACTTATCATCATCCATCTCATATAATTTCTTGAAACATTTCTTACACAAGAACTTCGACACATCTCTTCCGTGAAATTTCATATTCATTGCCAGCGTTGTCTTATCTTTTATTCTCTTTTCGCACTCATCACAATACTTATTGAAATATTGTCTTGCTACTTTCGTATCACCAACATTCAGTCCATTGTACTCAGCAAATTCCTGAATAACCTCATCGGTTGGCTCATCTCTAAATGTTCCACCATTCCAAGCCTGTGTGAGATATTCGTTAATAGTGCAGTTCATGATTATCCATTTTTTATTTGCAATGAAGTCTTCTTTTAAGATATTTCTCCATCTCTCATAAGCTTGTGGATACCAATACTTGTCCAAAACCCAAGTAGACTTCGTATAGAATGGACACGCAATATTACAGCCTTGACGAGCATATCCCTTTTTATATTTTGAGCAAATAGGCACATTCTTCCAAATTGTATAAAGCCACACATCCATTTCTGACCACTTTCTAATAGGAAGAATACCTTGCCAACAGGTCTTTCCCCATTCCTGCTCATTTATCCATTCATCCTGATAACCACTACGAGTATTTGACTCTTCATTTCTCATTCCCATCCACATAAGGTACGGATGGTCGTGGTCAAGCTGTGATACCATAACACCAACCTTGAAAATTCTACAGCAAAAACGAGCAAATCTCGTGGGTATCATATGGTCTGATTCTACATACTGGTAAAATCCCTTCTCAGGATTCATAATCTCACAATTAGGAAATTGCTTAACCATTCTGTATGTGTCAGCACAGTCAAGCGATGTATTATTAAATATTGCTTTTGTTTTTGGATATAATTTTCTGACTAGATGACAGGTAAGCATTGAATCCTTACCCATAGAAACAGGAATTATTGAAGTATATGTATTAAACTTCTCCGTCTTTTCTTTGATTAGTTCTAATGAATCGGCTTCAAGCTGCGTTAGATGTTCTTTCTGTAATTCGATTAAATCTTGCCAACTTGCTAAATCTACGTCTGCTATATTGTCGTATGATTTTAATTTGGTGCAATCCAATCTTTCAAGTGAATTTTCAATCTTTACTCGATAGAATTTATGTTCATTTCCTTGTTTATCAAATCCTTTAATAATGGATTTATCAAGCCAAAAGTAGCCTTCTTTTAAGTCTTCCAATGGCTGTTTAGTCGTATCTCGCAAAAATGTAAGATACTCATTGTAAATTGGATTCACTCATATACCTGAGTGTTATGTACATAACCTTTTAACTAGTATTATCTTTACCTTTCTTTGATTTTATGGCATTTGCAACTACCATTTATGTTGTTATTTGTTCAAATTTCCAATGAAAGATTGGTTTACTGCGACTCTTTATTTTTACATGCAAAGATTGCTTCATTAGCTCTCAATAATGATGTTCCTGTTGTTATTTCTCTAGGAATCACCTGATCATTATTGCCACCACAATACATATTATCTCTCCAATTCCACGGAGTTGTTGTGATGATAGTTTTATTTGAATTCCCATCTGAATATCCTGCTTGATATACTTCATCTAAAATTTCTTTTAATCTATCTTTTGTAATTACAACACTATTATTATCATTCTCACATTCCTTAAAATCAAAATATATTACTGGTTTCATTTATGTTTTCACCTCCAATGTATTATTCTCCAAACTCACAAGTATCACATGTTGAAAAATACTTATCGTGGTCTATGCAGCATTGTGGTCTGTTGTCATCAAAATCAAAATTTGATATATGTTTCTTTCTATCAGTTACTACAATTGCATCAACCGTTGGTTCACACATGATTACTTGATCGAATTCAATTCTCCCTCTTTTAGATAAATTTCTCCACTTTTCTAAAAGTGCATCACCGTCTACTATTCTCATATATCATTTACTCCTATTTGCAGAAATATTATTAACTGACTTCTGAATGTTCTTCATAAGCTGAATATTGTCGTTAATCATAAGTGCTAATGCCTGATCCTCTGTAAATCCAACATTTACATATGCATCGAATATATTCTTCTTAGCTCTCGCCTGAATTGCAGGATACTCAGTATTCTCAGAATAATCCTTTGCAATAATCATAAGTTCCTTCAGAACATCATATACAGGCTCTTTGTACTTTGTAATGTATGTCTTTACTACCTCTCCTAAACTTTCTGGGTTCTCTGCTAATAATCTTAAAATTGTTTCCATGTTTAATATTCTCCTTTAAATTTGTTCAACTTCTGTTACTTCTACACCTTTAAATACAATTTTATCATTGTCAAAATCATTATAAATTAATGTTGGATCTTCCCACTCTTCATATCTCATGTATCCAATAAAACCATCTGTTCCGATATAAGGCTCTAACCAATCTAAAAACTCTTCAATTTCAGAATCATAATTTTTCAAATTGGCTCTGATATTAATTTTCCAAGTCTTAGAAATATCATCAAACACCATTTTACTGTTAGTTGAGCCATCAAAATAATAGCTGTCACAACAAGCGACCATACTCCATCTATCACACCTGAAAAATTTGTGTTCTGGTAATATTGAAGGAGCATCTATTCCTTCTACAAGACAATGTAAAATATCTACAATGTCTTTCGGTGTGTTCCTTAACAAATCAAAACACACATTAATCTCTGTATACATTCCCATTATGTTTTCACCTCCAATGTATTATTCTCCACTCACAATCTCATAAATAATATCATCGTGATATTTACCACTCTTATCTTTAATTGAATCTTTCAGAACATGTTTCGTTCCATTATGTCTCTCGATAAAGTTATCGTAACCTCTACAAGCAGGATTCCCACCAACAGCTCTCCATTCAACTTTATGTAATGTTTTAATCAGTTCTTCTAATTTATCGAATACGTCCCTACCAACCAAGATATTTCCTCTGTCAAATGAGAACAATCCAAAGTTATACGCTTTAGACGCATACCAATCAACGGAATACCCTAAATAACCAATCAGTTTTTCGTTCTTATCAATTATTGCATATTGAAACTGGCTCTCATTTGGGCATTCTACAATTTCAGGACTCCAATTACACATGCAGCCAGTTTCATACATCATATCTTGTGTATAATAACATTTCTGAAATTCTTTCTTGATCTGTTCTCTATATAAAATTGCAGGTACTAACACCTAATCGCCTCTTTTCTATATCCAAGGATATGTTGCTTTCCTGTGAAGTTACTCCCAATTAATTACAATATTTCTCAATACCTTGTGTCATAATATCTCTTAATTCATCTTCCTCATATGTAGAACCAAACTGTGACCAACTACAATTATATTCTGTATCATTGTGTATTAACGCAAGTTTAAATACGCTGCTACCATAATTCTTATATGCATCTAATTTGATAGCTTTAATATGAGGAATTCCTAAACGCCAATTATGCTCTTTATATTCAAACTGAATATAAGTAGCTTGACCAAAATTATAGTCAATGAATTTAACATCATTCATGTACTCAACATCAAGAAGCTTTTTAATATAATCAATATACCAATCATACATTTCCTTTTCTTTATACTTCTTTCTCTTGTCAAGCTTATTACCATCAGCATCCTGATTCTTTGATAACATATTTAACCATTCTCTACACATTTTAATCATAGACGACTGATCAAGTAGCATATACTTAATATTCTCTTTATAAGTGCGAAATGCCTGTTGTTCAATAAGGTCATATTCATTTTTCATGTCATCTAATGCTTGTTTCTTTTCTGACAATCTTCTTTCTGCTTGTGCAAACTCATTTAATGAACCCATTTCATATTCGCCATTATAGTTGTATGTGTCATTTTTATATGCTAGAGACATTAATCGTTCACCTCTTTTTATCTTTCTTAGTTCATAAAATCATTGATTTTATCCTTGCTTTAATATTCTCTACTCGATGGTCAATTTCATGTTGTTTCCATAATTTCTCCAATTACTTTCTTGCTTTTCCTCTTTGATTAATGGAAACTTCAAATCAACCTTTCTAACAATATCTGTCAACTTTTTATTTCCTTTTAAGACTGAAATAGAATGACTTCTTCGATATGTATTAATTTCCAAAGCTCTTTCTAAAATTTTTTCATCTGATTCATAATCACTATTATATACATAAGCAAAACAGTACCCTTCTTTTATATCAGTATTGCCATAATCAAAATCTTCAAAAATTACTTTTTTCTTACCAAGATATAAATACATTTCCCCTTGAGTTGATTTGTAAATTCCACCCACTTCTAATTTACTTAACGGAATTGTTTTTAAATTTGCTTTTCGCTCTCGCTCTTCTGCTTCTTTCTGAAGGAATATATTTATTTTATCTTTAATTTCCAACTCCTTTTTCGTTGGATTTTCAATCAAATATGTATTGCTTGTACAACTTTTATTAATATATTCTTCATTATATCCTAAATAAACAACTGAACT